AGTAGCATCTTCCACCTCTTCCCTCAGTTTCTTTCTCCCACCAGTAGCCTCGATATCAATCATTATGTATATGGTATTATATTCTGAATTTGATGAGATGTCAATATTATATCTTGAATGATGAGTAGTCTGAGTCTGACTGTTGAGACGGATTCTCATTAGAGAGTGTCTGTGCTGAGTCTTCTACATCATATAATCTCATCTTTGCCCGATCAATTCCAACGATGAACCTCTTGTTCTGGGTTGGATCATTATATCTGTTCTTTAGTTGTTTAACCATCAATTGGTTCATACCCTCAAGTTGCTCGGTTGAAATAAGAGCCAACATCAGATCGGCGGTGGCAGGAAGTCCAAATGATTCAGATGTGTCTGTAATCTCAACATCTGTATTTCCAAATCCTGTACGAGTAACCTGTGTTGCTGACCAGATTGGTAAATTGAACTCCACGGCAAGACCACGAAGTTCCTCAGCGATTGCTTTGATATAAGTATACGAATTGATCGAACCACCCAGTCCTTTCATACGAGCCGAAGCAGCAATATTTAGATAGTCAATGAAGATTACATCAGGCTTGAAGTCTTTCTTTAGTTTCAATTCATCTAGAAGCGCACGGAAATGACCTGTGTGTGCCGCGGCAGTAGGATATTCTTTTATGATCAATTTGCCATTGGTCTTTGATTGAATCTTCTTCACCTTGTTATCAAAGGTCTGCTTAGGCATATTCTCAATGTCTTTGATATCGATGTCGAAAAGATTTGCATCAATTCTCTCGGCAATCTTTTCTTCTGCCATCTCAAGAGTGATATAGAGAACATTCTGACCTTGAGCAAGAGCGGCAGAAGCAAAGTGACACATAGCCAAAGATTTTCCCACACCAGTTCCTGCTAAGATGATGTTCAATGTTTTTCTGCTAACACCACCCTTTGTAATCTCATTGAATTTCTCAAGATCAAACGCAAACTTGTCTTCTTTCAGATGATAGAAATCAAATCTTTCTTCTGCGTTTTCAAGATAATCGTGACCGACATTTGAATCGAATGAAACACCAAGAGCATCGGAAAGAATTTCGGGTATGGCACCCTCGCTTCTATCTTTTGATTTGCCATCAATGATTTGAATAGATTCCATTATGGCGAGATACACGGCACGATCTTTGCACCATTTCTCGGTAGAATCGGTCAACCATTCTTCATCGACCTCTTCTTTTTCTTCAAGACTCTTAATGAGGGTAACAACCTCATTCGCATCTTTTCTTGTCACATCATCCGACTGCTGAAATTCAATCTCAAGTGCAGAAGGATTAGGAAGTTTATTGTAAGAACCAATGAATGATAATATCAGTTTATATACAGGAACATATTCATCTTCAAAGTAAGAAACCTTGATATGTGGTAATGCTTTTCGTGTGAATTGTTCATTGTGTAATAAATTACTGAGTATTATCTTCTGTAGGTTCTTCGCCATATTCTTCTTCGTCGTTTTCTTTATCTAAAACTGATGCTAATATATCTCCCATCAAATTATTGAAACCAATGGAATCTTCCAATTCCTTTATACTATACTGTTCATTCCCATTGTCAATCTGATAATTGAAGCTTAATGTAGCATTATCTTCTTCAGTATCTTCTTCGACTTTAACCTCGCCATAGTAATAGACGACATCTTTATATTCACCTTCGGTGATATGAAAGCCATAAAAATCAACATCTTGCTTTTCAACGAGTTTATATGTGGGCAGATTATTCATCATCTTCCTCCTGCTCTGTATCGATTTCAGATAATGAATCTGGCGCGATCATTTCCATTGTTCCAACCTTAAATGTCTTTTCGACATATTCTTTGAAATCTGTTTCTTCAAAAACGGTATCCCAAAATTCTTTATTGAGTGTATCTTTCATACGAACATTGCCAGAGAGTTCTTCACCTGTGGCAGGATTCATTGCCTTATACCAACCATTCTTTGGCTTAACAACATATTTACCATCTATGGCGACCTCTGTAAGACCTGAATATTTCTCAATTCCACCTTCCCATGTGACAGAGATAGGAATCTTAGATTTCTCTTTTACAAACCTTGATTTTTCGATGTTGATAATGAAGTTGTAACCTATTACTTCAGAGCCTGATTTATCTTGGCGGCGACCAACGATCCAAACATTATCAGCAGAATACATAACACCTGTTCCACCCGATACCACAGCCTTTGAGAACATCTCTTGAGTCTGATAGGTATGATTGACAGCCAATAGTGGAATATCATTCAGAGTAAGTTTAGGTGTAATCATTCGAAATAAACCTTTGAGAGCCTTAGCACGAGTCATATCTGCGACAGACTTCATATTCTCGGCATCTTCAACTTCTTTCTTCGAAGCAATGTTACCGATAGAATCAATGACTACGATTACCTTATCCTTGCGTTCGATTTCATTTAATTGATGAACCAAATCAAACTTTAGTTCTTCGATATTTGTGACAGGTGTATGTAGAACACGAGTGGTATCGATTCCAAAAGATTCGAAGTATGCTTGAGGTGAACCAAATTCTGAATCATAGAATAGAAGTACTGAATCTTTATGTTCTTTCAGATATGCACCTGCCATAAGCAGAGCGAATGATGTCTTGAAGTGCTTTGATGGGCCAGCCAAAACTGTGAGACCTGATGCTAGACCGCCATCAAGCGAGCCAGAGAGCGCCGCATTGATCATCGGCACTGGAGTGGATGTCAGTTCTTTTTCTCCGAAGAGCTTTGATTCTGACAGTATTGCGCATCCCGCAGAGCGAGAAGATTTCTTTAATTTATCTAATAGTGACATAGTGTATATAATATATTAATCATCGTAGAAGTCAATAACTTCTTTCATGTAATTACCCAACGCAATATCTGCGAGACGAGTACTTCTTCTTTTTTTCTTTTTGCTTTCGATTATCTCATCAAGCCAAGCATAATCCTGTTTGGATATTGTTAATTTGCCAATCTGAAATATAACATCTTTGGTACAATCAAATCTATTTTTGAGATTATAAGCAAGTTGTCTTATTTCTATCTCATCAATTTGTGCTACGATTTTATCTCCATCAGAACTTTTAATAATCTTTATTACAAAATCTAAAGGCGTATAGTCTTCCTGTATATCCCCAATCTCTTGTGGTAGAATTGCACTTACTCCCCACATTACAAGACTATCTGAAGTCTTATCGTGAGACTTATAAGCATCAAGGATTTCTTCTTGCAATTTACTCTTTGACGAATAATCCATTTACCATTTTGCCCTTTCTAGTCTTAATCACATCATATGCGGCTTCTAGGCATTCCGTAGTCGTTAAATCACATAACTTTGAGAGAATGATAATTGTTACTAACATATCACCGATTCCATCTTTAATCTCCTCATCATCTGATTCAACGAGTGCGATTAGGGTCTCGGTTAATTCTTCTTGAGTCTTACCAATCTGTTTAATTGGATTTGACTTATCAAGTATTCCTTTTTCATTTGCCCATTGAAGGACGAGTTCTTCTAGTTCTGTATAATTCATATTATTTTAATCTGTCTGGTCCCTTTGTAACGAAAGGCATTCTACTTTTTTCTCCTATATATCTATCACAGGATGGATCATAGAAAAGTTTGAGAGCAACAGATTTACCGATGACGGCTTTTATATAATCTTTATGCTTATATTCTAATATCTCGCCTTCGACATCAATCATTTTTACTTCTTGTGTGATAATACACTTATCATCATAGACCACCTTTGTTTCATCATTGTTATAATTATTATTCATCATATAATCCTTCTCCAGTATCACAAGATTCAGTCATATCCGAACCCTTTTGATACATTGCATCAGCGACAGAAAGAGGGTTGTAACCCGCGGCAACTGAAAGGCTGTATAAATGATCTATAAATTCTGAAACCATCAGACCATTATCCTCTGTTTCAATTGTGATTTTTTCTTCGTATTGTTCTAATGTTATTTTCATAGTTCGTCATCTTCGTGTGTGTAAATTTCATCATCAGGTATCATACCACTAATGTTTTCCCATAATGTTTGTTCAAAAATTGATTCACCCCAATCATTTTCACCTATTTCCGAAATCCAATCGGGTGGGTT